GTCCAGCATCGGTTCGGACTGCATCGGGGAGATATAGTCGAGGATGTTTCGGGTCAGCAATTCTATAAAGCCTGTGGCGATCTTTTAGAAGGCTTGGTCAATCATCGAGTAGTTCACAATGGGCAAGCCGAGTTCATCCAACAGATGAATAATTGTGCAGCTAAAGTTAATGACTCAGCCTGGAGAATCATCAAGCGTAAATCCGCGGGAGATATTTCAGCCAGTATTGGCGTGGCAATGTGTGTTTCCAAGTTAATGATCCCTCAGCCTAAGCCACAAATCTTTACTTAGACACACCCATATCACATTGTCTAATTGCTTGACAAATGCTATAGTTTCTGTCTATGGGTAGAATCTTGCAGACATTCGGGCTTGAACCTAAGCCACAATTACAGGCTCAGTCCGCACCTCAGGTGCTCGGTGAGTATTCACCTTATGCAATGCCCTTTCAATATGCCTTCATCGGCAGAAGCGAAGCGATCTCTGTTCCAGCACTAATGCGTTGTCGCAATCTATTGTGTGGAACTATCGGAGCAATTCCTTTAGAGCTTTATAAGAAATCTACTAACGAAGAACTCGGCTCACCTGCATGGTTAGAGCAGCCTTCATATTCACAGCCACGATCTGTAACTATTGCGTGGACTGTTGATTCACTTCTGTTTTATGGGCAAGCCTTCTGGAAAGTGGTCGAAGTTTATTCTGAGGATGGTCGTCCTTCTCGCTTTGAGTGGATCGCTAATCATCGAGTAACTGCGACACTAGATAGCACAAATACTTTTGTTAAGTCTTATGCAGTTGATGGAACAACATTACCAATGGATGGACTTGGATCTCTTGTCACATTCCAATCATTAGGCGATGGCATTCTTAACACTGGAGTGCAGACAATTCGCGCAGCTATTGATGTTCAGAAGTCAGCAGCGATTGCAGCAGCAACTCCAATGAGTACTGGCTTTATCCAGAACTCAGGAGCTGACCTTCCACCGGCAGAAGTGCAAGGATTATTAGCGGCATGGAAAAGAGCTCGTCAAAGTAACTCTACTGCTTATCTAACAAGTACTTTAGATTATAAGACTGTTGGCTTCTCACCTAAAGACATGATGTACAACGAAGCGATTCAGAATCTTGCAACAGAAATTGCGCGCCTATGCAATGTGCCAGCAATCTATGTTTCAGCAGATCAGAACTCAAGTTATACATATCAGAATGTCAATGATGAACGCAAGCAATTCTTAACACTATCTCTACAGCCATTCATTACTGCGATTGAAGATCGCTTATCAATGGATGACATTACTGCTCGCGGAAATGTAGTTAAGTTCGATATCGATAAAAACTTCTTGCGCACTGATCCACTGCAAGAGCTTGCAGTAATTGAAAAACTCCTAGCCCTCAATCTGGTTACCCAGGAACAGGCTATGGAAATGACAGATCTAACACCTAACGGAAGCAATGGTCTAGAATGAACCAAGTAATCACCTTCTCGGCTGATCTAACAGCAGACTCAGCGAATCGCACAGTCTCAGGCAAGATCGTGCCACTCAATGTCGAAGCAGGATCTACCAACATGGGCAAAGTAATTTTTGCTTCTGGATCTATTGCTATCGAAGATCCTAAAGCAATCAAGTTGCTAAGTCAGCACGATAACAAGAAGCCTTTAGGTCGCATGGTTTCTTTTAGCGAGTCAGAGAACTCAATCGATGCAGTCTTTTCCATCAGTCGCTCTCAGCGCGGTACAGAAGCTCTAATCCTTGCAGAAGAAGGATTGCAAAGCGGTCTATCAATCGGGGCAGAAGTCCTCAAGTCAAAGATCAAGGATGGCGTGACATATGTATCCGCTGCTCGCTTGGTCGAAGTAAGTTTAGTAACAGAGCCAGCATTTAAGTCTGCTCAGGTTACTGATATTGCAGCAGAAGAATCTGCTGTAGAAGAACCAACCCAACCAACAGAAAGCGAGACAGCCATCGTGGAAGAAACCACTTCAGCAGTCGAAGCAACACCAGTTGAAGCACCAGCGGTCGAAGCTGCTCGCCCAACTGTTTCAGCAGCATACTTCACAAAGCCACGCATCGAATTGACAGCAGCTAAGTATGCAGAAAACTCAATCCGCGCAGCTCTAGGCGATGAGGATGCTCGTCAGTACCTACGCGCAGCAGCAGATACAACAGATAACGCTGGACTTGTTCCAACTCGTCAGTTGTCAGAAATCATCAACCCACTCGGAACAACAATCCGTCCATCAATCGATGCAATCTCTCGTGGAGTGCTTCCAGATGCAGGTATGACTTTCGAGATCCCACGCATCACACAGATGCCTACAGTTGCGATCGAGCCAGAAGGCGATGCATTCAGCGACACAGATCAAAACTCTAACTTCCTATCTGTAACAGTGCAGAAGTACGCAGGACAACAGACATTCTCTGTTGAATTGCTAGATCGTACATCTCCAGCATTCTTCGATGAGCTAGTGCGCAACATGGCAGCAGCTTACGCAAAGGCAACAAACGCAGCAGTAAACGCTGCTCTTATTGCAGGTGCAACAGCAGATGCAACAACAACAGCAACATACCCAACAGCATCAGAGTTGCTTGGAATTGTTGCTCGCGGTTCAGCTTCTGTCTATGGAGCAACAGCAGGACTTGCAAACCCATTCGCTCGCAACATGGTCGTATCAACAGGACAATGGTCTAACATCATGTCTCTAAACGATGCAGGTCGCCCAATCTACACAGCATCACAGCCAATGAACGCAGGTGGAGCAGTTGCACCAACATCATTGACAGGTAATGTTGCCGGACTCAACCTATATGTTGATCCAACAAACGCTGGCGATGGCGATGGAACAATCCTAATCGTGAACCCAGATGCATACACATGGTACGAGTCACCAACATACCGCTTGCGTGCAGAATCAACAGCTAACGGATCAGTAACAGTTGGTTACTACGGATTCGGTGCAATCGCTACTAAGGTTGCAGCTGGCGCATTCAAGAATAACAAGCAGTAAAAACTCACTAAGTCGCTCTGGGGAGTAGTAGCCCTCTACTCCCCAGAGTCTTGAGAAAGGACATCATGGCACTTACAACAGTCGCAGAACTCCGTGCAACACTCGGGGTCGGTACTTTGTATCCAGATGCAACCCTTCAAGAGGTATGCGATGCAACGGATGTCGTGCTCTTGCCAATGCTTTGGCAGAACGAGATCTATAACACGCATCAAAGCATTAGCAACAATGTGGCAACTCTTTACTTTGGTCAGGACATTTCTCAAGATTTCTATGTCGGACAAAGCGTAATCATTACTAAAAACGGAAGCCCATATAACGGCACTAAGACAATTACTGCCATTGGTTCAGGCTCACTTTCATATGCTGCAACTGGAGCAGATCAAGGCGTTCACGCTATCCAGCCTTTTGGAATTGTTGCAGGTACAGTCACTGACTATGCAACTGACACAGCAGTCCAGCAAGCAGCTTTGATGATATCTGTTGAGATCTGGCAAGCGCGTACAGCCACCCTTTCAGGCAGTAACGCTGTCGATTTCCAGCCAAGCCCTTACCGAATGAGCGCACAGCTTCTCGCTAAGGTGCGAGGATTGATCGCGCACTGCTTATCACCTAACTCTATGGTGGGCTGATGCCTGTTGCCGTCACTACTCTCAGGACTACATTAGCCACGGCTTTAGTCGATAACACTAAGTGGCAGACTTTTGCATTCCCACCTGCCACAGTCCTTGCTAACTCTGTAATTGTTTCTCCAGATGATCCTTATCTGACACCTAGCAACAATCAACACATTGGCATTAGTCCGATGGCAAACTTCAAAATTATCATAACGACCATGCTCTACGACAACGAGGGTAACCTCAATGGCATAGAAGATTTCGTCTGTGGCGTGTTCGCAAAGCTCGCTGCATCATCTTTGACATATAATGTAAGCGCAATAAGCGCACCAAGTATTCTCAACGCTGCATCGGGAGACCTTCTCAGCTGCGAGATGTCCGTATCAATCCTAACGAGTTGGAGCTAAACATGTCCGAGTGGGAACAAGAAAACGCTGACTTCCTGAAGAAAATCGGGCAAGTAAGCACACCAGCACCAAAGCCAGCACCTACCAAGAAAGACGAGGAATAATCTCATGGCTGTATTTCTAAATAACAAAGTCGGTGTGAAGATTAACTCCGTTGATCTTTCAGACCATGTCACATCAATTACTCTTAACCGCACATTCGATGAACTAGAAGTTACTGCAATGGGTGACACAGCACACAAGTTCGTTAAGGGCTTGGAAGCATCATCTGTAACAATCGACTTCCTAAATGACACAGCATCAGCAAATGTATTGGCAACACTACAAGCTGCATGGGGTACAACAGTCACATGTGTATTCCTACAGGAAAAGGGAACAGCCGTTTCAGCGACTAACCCTCTATACACTGTCTCACTTCTAGTGAACAACACAACAGACATCAATGGTGCTGTTGGTGATATGTCTACACAGTCAATCACATTCACTGCTAACTCAACAGTTGCAGTAGCCACAACAGGCACATTCTAAACAAACTATAAAGGGGCAAACTCATGGCAAAACTAAAGATAGTTCGTACAGATGGAAGCGTATTGGAAGGCGAGATCACTCCAGCAGTGGAGTACTCATTCGAGCAATACGCTAAAAAGGGCTTCCATAAGGCGTTCCGCGATGAAGAAAAGCAGAGCGATGTCTATTGGTTAGCATGGGAAGTAACACGCAGAGCAGGTGAATCTGTTAAGCCTTTCGGGATTGAGTTTATCGAGACACTTAAGTCGGTGTCTGTCGAGGACTCTGACCCTTTAGCTTAAAGCGCGATCTTCCATTCACCTATCTAATCGCTAGGCTAAGCATTAGATTGGGAATCGCGCCACAGCAGTTATTAGATTTAGACAAGACCATGCTCGATGCATTAGTGCAAGGGCTTAAGGATGAAGCGAAAGAGGTGAGCGATGCCAGCAAGCGTAAAGGGCGGAATCGCTCTTAGAAAGTCTCTACGCGCTTTCAGTCCTGATCTTGCCAAAGCATTACCCAAAGAGGTTGCAGCAGCTCTAAAGCCTATTACAAAGGCTGCTAAAGGCTATCTCCCAGATGATGGTCAAGTCCTTAGCGGATGGCTAGCCCGCGAGGGTTCGGATGCGCGCTTTCCTGTTTATAACGCTCGAATTGTAAAGGGTGGCATTGGTTATAAGACCACACCATCCAAGCCGAATCGCAGAGGCTTTAGATCTCTTGCTCGCGTATTCAATAAGAGTGCTGCTGGAGCGATCTATGAAACTATGGGGCGTAAGACTCCACAAAGCCGATTCGTACAGAATCAGCAGGGCAAGTACAGCTCACAGATGAAGGGCGATCAGAAGATGGAAGGTCGCGCTTTGTTCCGTGCCTATGAAGAAAACAATGGCAAGGCTAGAGAAGCAGTATTGGCAGCTATTAAAAACGCAGCAGATAAACTTAATGCAAGAGCGAGAGGCTAATCATGGCTAATGTAATGATTGATATTGCTGCGGAGTTCACAGGCAACAAAGCCTTTAAGCAAGCAGATTCATCAACGGATAAACTCACGAAGAATGTTAAAAAACTTGCAGGTGCTTTTGGTTTAGCATTTAGCGCAACAGCCGTTCTTGCTTATGGTAAGGCTGCCGTTAAAGCAGCAGCAGAAGATGAGAAAGCCCAAAAGCAATTAGCCCTAGCTCTCAAGAATGTTGGATTAGGTCGAGATGCCGCATCTTCTGAGGATTACATCCAAAGACTTCAGACAGAGTTCGGCATCCTTGATGACAAGTTGCGCCCTGCTTATCAGACACTAGCGGTCGCGACACAGAATACTAATGAAGCACAAAGACTGCTTAATCTTTCATTAGACATAAGTGCTGCAACTGGTAAAGATTTAGCATCTGTTACAGGAGCGTTAAGTCGTGCATACCTGGGGAACAATGCTGCGTTATCTCGATTAGGTGTAGGTATATCTAAGGCAGATCTTAAGGCTGGCAAGTTCGAGGATATTATCTCTCAGCTTGAAGGAACATTTAAGGGAGCAGCAACTCAGTCTGCTAATACCTTTCAAGGTTCAATCGATAAGTTAGGTGTTGCTGCTGCCAACGCTTCTGAGATCATCGGTACAGGTTTAATCGATGCTCTTAAAGGTTTAGGCGATCAGGATTCCGTTGATAACCTTGCAAGCTCTATGCAGAGTGTTGCAATTTACACGGCAGATGTCATTCGTGGTATCGGTGTAATGATTGAAAAACTTAAAGGATTGCCGGGGGTTGGATTCTTAGACATCCAAATGATCCCTATTCTTGGTGCTTACATTTCTGCATTAAATGCAGCTGGTAGAGCATCAACCAGTGGTCAAAGCGGAATCAATGCTCAAGGGTTAGCAGATCTAGCCAGACTTCAATCTATCTATGCTGCTCGCACTCTTAAAACTAAAACAAAATTAACAGCAGAAGAAACAAAAGCATTGAAGGCTGCACGACTAAAGGCTGCTATTGACAAGGCTAACCTTGCCCTGCTTAAGGGCGAAGAAGTCTTTGACATGGATAAGATCCAAGTTGCAGCAGCTCTTACTAACCAAGCCGAGCAATTAGGCAAGGCAACTAGCCAAGCGCAGCTTCTACAGATTGCCAATGATACTGCTCGCCTAAACATCAAGCAGTCAATCTCTAATCTAGAAGATGCTATTGCTGCTAAGGACGAAGCAGCTATTGTTGCTGCAACCAAGAGACTCAATGAAGATCTAAAAATCTTTAGTGCTTTGACTGCTCAAAATGTAAAACTTGCAGACATCAAGTCAATCCTTGAAAGTCTAAAGCCAGTTGATCTAATCAATCAAAGCAATTTAGACAAGGCTTTGGCTAGTATCCAAGAGATGCTTAGACTTCTCGCCCAGGCTAATGCTCAAGCCAAAGCATCATTACCAACCAGCGCATCGTTAGGCTCTGGAATCCCTAAGGGTGATTACATTGCGCCTATCTCCACAGCAGGTGGATCTATTGGGGCTATTCTGGAATATGCAGAAGCAGCAACTGCTCGCGCTAATGCTTTTGCAGACTTGTTAGACATGGAGAATGCATCGGCTGCTAGTTCAATGGCTTCATCCATCGATCTAGAAAGCATTGCTCGATCATCCTTGTTGCAAGGTTTAGCGGGTGGCGCAGGAGTATCGGGTGCGGTAAGTGGTTCACGCTACGCAGCACAAGCTGCTAATTCTTATAACATTACAATTCAGGCTGGAATCGGTGATCCAGAGGCTATTGCTAGAGCCGTGGAAGATGTAGTCCGTCAGTCTTACCAGCGAGGCACTAGTTCCACAGGACTTCTAGCAGTATGACATGGCTTCCAGAATGGCGCATTACAGTCGGCACGACTGTTTATACCAATGTAACTGGGGTTAATCTCACCACAGGGCGCATCGACATCGATCGCCAATGTCAAGCAGGTTATGCTCGCATGGACATCATTAATTCTACCAATGCTCTCTTTGACATTGATGTTACAGATGCCCTTACTCTAGAGCTTAAAGACAGTGATGGAGATTATGTTGTCGTATTCGGTGGCACTGTCTCGGACTTCTCAACATCGGTCAGAAGTCCAGAGGAATCAGGATATGTAACTCTTGGCACAATCCTTGCAGTTGGTGCTCTGGCTAAACTGCCTAAAGCCATTTACACAGATTCTGTAGCTCATGGACTCGATGGCGAACAGATTGCCATTATTCTTCAAGAGCTTCTCGTCAATGAATGGCAAGAGGTTGCACCTGCCCTTCAATGGCAAGATTATGATCCGACTACTACATGGGCTAATGCTGAAAATGTGGGATTGGGTGAGATCGATACTGGTCTTTATCAGATGGATAATCTCTCAGCTGCTGATCGCAACACACAGACTTTAGTCCAGCAGATAGCAGACAGCGCACTCGGAACGCTTTACGAGGACAAGCAGGGGCGCATAGCCTATGCAGATGCGGATCATAGAAGTAATTACTTAGCAACTAATGGTTCAACCCAATTAGATGGCAATTACGCTTCCCCTGCCAGCGTAAAGTCAATCCTACAAATTGGCAAGATCCGCAACAGCGAGATTGTGCGTTATGGCAACGACTATGGCAGCACATACTCAGCAACAGACGATGCTTCTATTGCTACCTATGGTCGCTACCAAAGGACATTCGACTCAAACATCCGCTATCTGGCAGATATCGAGGACATCATCGAGCGAGATCTAGCCCTGCGCTCAGTGCCTAGAACTCAGCTTGACCAGATTACTTTCAGACTTGACAATCCTCTTATGCCAGATGCCCTTAGAGATGACCTTATAAACCTTTTCTTTGGCGAGCCAGTACTTATTACCAACCTACCCTTTAACATGTTCGAGGGGTACTTCTCAGGCTTTGTAGAGGGCATCTCAATTAGAGCCAATGCATCCTTTGTCGATGCGACTATCTATGTCTCACCTACAGACTTTTCACTTATAGCCCCGACATGGGCAACAGTAATTCCAACTAACACCATCTGGAGTGGCGTAAATGGTACACTACAGTGGTCTAAAGCGATCGGAGCTCTAACCTAATGGCAACAACAACTCCCAATTTTGGTTGGCCAGTACCAACCAGTACAGATCTAGTCAAGGATGGCGCAGTAGCCATTGAAGGTCTAGGCGATGCTATTGATGCTTCCCTGTTAGACCTTAAGGGTGGCACTACTGGTCAAGTTCTTGCTAAGGCATCTGGAACAGACATGGACTTTTCATGGGTTGCACAGGATGACAGCAATGCTATTCAGAATGCAATCGTTGATGCTAAGGGCGATCTGATCGCAGCTAGTGCAAACGACACACCTGCACGCCTAGCAGTAGGCAACAACGGCGAAACGCTCGTAGCAGATAGTTCCGCTAC